ACTGATGTGATAGAGGGAACCCAGTCACCATTGGGTAAATTATATAGGCGAATTCCATCAACCTCTTTTTTATCTAATTCAAGATCACCCAAGTGATTTTCAACAGTAAACATTATTTAAATAAAAAACTAAAAGGACACTTACTACTCTTATCGGTCTTAGAAAATAATTGTTTTCTATAACCTTTGACTTCTCTTCTTGCAAATAGATCAGTCGATACTGTTTCTTGATATTCATCAGAATACTCCTCCTTTTTAAGAAGAATATTGTCATCCAAATTGTTTGAATAAAAAGAGATTCTAAAGAGGGGATCACCCTTCTTTATTATAACAGGTTTTTTCTCATTGACAATAGTAAATCCAACGCTTAATGTTCTAGACCAGTTAGATAAATTAAACCAAGCAGGAACAGCAATAGCATTATTACTTAAAGATGTCATAGGATGATCATTCTGTTCTACCCATACGTCATCATCATGAGTCCAAAATAAAAACTTTGGAACTTTCAATTGAAATACAGGTTTAGGTGAATTGATATGTTCATCATCTATAGTGATAAACTTTATCATACTTTCATCCTGAATACTAAGAAGAGGACCATTAGGAGTCCTCTCAATAGAAAAAGCAAGACTAACAGGGGAAGTGCCTACAAATACTCTTTCAATTTTATGAGTAAAGGCAGGACATTGTTGATAAACATATCCCTTCTCAATAATGTCTGAAGTTCTGACTAATTTAGATCCTAACTTATAGACATCAGCATAATGTATGGTTTTTGGCATTACATATTTAAAGCCATCTTTCTTATGAGATACTCTCTGACAAGACCAGAACGAACAATGTCATTAATATCAAACTCTACCATCTCAAATAATTCAGGTAGTTGTTGAATGATCTTCATGAAATCATGAATTCCATTCTTCTCATTCTGTTTGATAAGATCGGTTTGAGTAGCATCACCACAGAACATGATTTTAGAATCTTCACCTATCCTTGTTATTATACTATCAAGTTCATGAAAATTCAAGTTCTGACATTCATCTATCAAAACAATTGATCTATCAAGAGTAGTACCACGGATAAATGAAGTACTCCAAAACTTAATAGTCTCTTGTGCCTTCAAGTTTGCATAAAGCATCTCGAAGTCTGCATCAGTAGCCATCTCAAACATATATTTGACCATATGTTTGTAAGGAATCTGATAGAGAGATGATTTATCTTCATGATCTCCAGGCAGGAAACCAATCTCTCTCGTAGAAACCAAAGATCTAACTATAAAAACTCTATCATAAGGAGTAGTAGAGTCAAGTACATCCTTTAATGCTAGGTAAAGAGCAGCAAAAGTTTTACCTGTACCAGCACAACCATAAGCAAAAATATTTTTACCTTCGTTATAGGCATCAAATAATTTCTTTTGGTTATCTGTTATTGGTTCGATCTTATTAAGAAGATCTGTGTTAATGGGTTTCTTTCTTTTCATTTGCTTAGCGGTCAGGCCTGCACCGACAGGGCCATTTTTTTTCTTACTTGCCATTACTTATTAATCTTTGTTACACGAGAACCAGCAACCTTAGATGCTTGTCCTAGAACATCGTTCCAACTAGGGTTTCTAGTGATGAGTTTATCTCTCCACTCACCCACTTCTCCTAGTCCTGCAACACCTGCTTGCCAATCTTTATCCCAATCAGAATTCTCAGGATCATTTCTCCATTCATCATACTCTTTCATAGTCATGGATAGTTCCTTCTTCTCTTTAGTTTTTTGATTAATAACAGGATAGGTAGGCATGAGTTTAAGTAATGTAAATGTATTTAGACCCACTCAAGGGCTTTGGCAACTACAGGAAACTGTTCGTTGAATATAGATCTGACTCCTTCAGCAACATCCATATGTTCCTTCTGAGTTCCATGTGCAGAACGTAGATCAATATAATGTATCCATGATCTTACACTACCTGTCATATAAAGGCGAGTAGGAGTAGCGAGAGGAAGAACAAATCTTGCACATTCTTTAGCAACACCTGACTTTAACATACTTTGATATAACTTCATTGATGAATCAAATAATTTTTCCATTTCCAATTCAAAATCTTGAACTAGAAATTCATCCAGATCATCAGTAGAGTTCTGTCTATTTTTTGTATCTTGTCTTCTGAGTTTCGGTAGAGGAATCTTGTCACCCAACAAACTACTATCAGCATACCTCTGAGAGAACTCTTGGTATGTAAATGATCTGTGTCTTAATATCTGTGCTGCAAGGCCTCTCGTAGTATTTATTTCCACAGTCATAAATGCCTGTTCAAATACAGACCAGTGGCCATGTTTAATACAATAAGATAAAAGACCAGAGATCTTTTCATTATCTTGATTGTTAGGGTTGCTGACACGAGCAACATATGCCATTAACTTTTCAGCATCAGGAGTTACACTTACTAATTCAACCGTCATCGTCTTCAAATACCTCATCATAATCACTTGGGGAAGAGAATGCTTGTT